GTCGAACGACGTCATCTCGAGCCGAAGCATTTGGAACTATTCCAGCACCGGTATACTGTGCGGTATAGCTAGCTCTTGTTCGAGTTTCACCATTCTTCCTAGTGAGAACCATAGAGTCAATGTATTCTTTTGAGCTGATATTGATACGCCAGTTCATAGAACCACGCATACCAACAAAACAGTTCATCATCCATTCAAAGGGAGAGACAATTGTATAATTGAAATTCCCAATGACGGAATCATTAATGCCGTTAGGGTCTTTACCGTATGGAATAGGGTATCGGCCCATTTTAAAGATCGCTTGACGAAACTGCGACGTCGTATCGGCGTCCAATTGGACACTACGATGGAAACAGTAACGACGCAGTAGTGGGCGAAGGCTTTTAACAGCCTCACCCATATACACCAAGCAAGCCTTATCGACATAATCCTGAGGATCTCCCATACAGTGAACTTCCTTCTCTTCTTGGTCGGTCATACTTTGACCACTCGCAGCGGGCACATCAGCACTCTGCAGTGAGAAGAGGGAGTAAGTGTTTCTCAAATGAACAGGAGACGAAAAACTCAGGTTTGGAGCCCCTCGCACCGAAACCGCCACTGAAACAGTGGACGGAAGAACGGGGGCAGTGAGTCCAGTAAGGACTCGTACAGTCAATACACCATTATCACGGTTAGGGTCATAAGTTGTGACTCCAGCCGGGTTAGATGTCGCGGTTTGAACTGTATATTGGCGAAAACGAGTCTTCAACCAAGCAATAGCCTGGATATAAGGGATTCGTATCTCGAAATCGCGATCCTGAGCAATGTCATACACACGCGAGTATGTCACTGTTTCAGTATTTGTTTCTCCTACAATATTGCGCATGGGATCCCATGAAATCAACAAACGACCACGATGATATTGTGTGCAAATGACCTGGAAACGGAGAATAATATCCCCACGCCAAAACTCAAACAACTGGGCAACATGCGCCATAGGTGTAGAGTGAATAGCGCCTAGGTCTAGTTTCACATTCTGGGGTGAAATTGCAATACTGTAGAGAAGACTTTCAGGAGCGTCAGTGCTAACCCAAACGAAATACTCGAGATGAGATTCTCGAGTAACGATTGATTCCATGCTTAGCTCATCAACACCATCAAGTCCAACTGTGCGTGAATCTACACACAGCTCATTTTTAGGATCCAGAGTAAGTTTCTCAACGGGAGTCGAGAGCTCTGGGCAAGCCATTCCGTGAAACGGCAAATCCTTAAATGGAGAAACATTGGATAACACCGGAGGATTAGACCAACCGAAATAAGAAGCAACGTCAGCTGCAGTCTTAGCCACAAAACTCGTAGCAGTCATGTATGGTCCGATTACCGGTGTATCCGAAAGAGCTCCAGTAGCCGCTGAGATTGCGCTCGCAACTATGGAGATGGGACCCTTACCATATTCATCGGAGCTTCCGGATCCGGAAGCAACTCCCATGGCAGGGGTATGTTCGGTTCTGGCTTTGTAAGTAACATCGCCGGCACCTTGACTACGGGAGACCCGTCCGTCCTTTCTAATCTTAGAATCGGCTTTCTTCTTTGCTGGAACATCACCAGCCTGAAGAGCCAATCCAGTAGTAGGAGCAGCCATCGAGACATTAGAGGCCCAAGCGTAAACTTGGTACTCAATAGACTCGGCGGTCACTCCATTAGAGTTTCGGAGAGGTATTACCGAAGAAAAATTAAGAGCACCCATATCAAGAAAATCTTGACGCACGCCAACACGCAACCAATTCTTATGATAAAAGAAAGGGAGAGTCATTTCTCCACCCTGATTCTCCTGCGGATAAATCCACAGGTGAGGGCGTTGCGACATTGGGATGAGTCGTGAACCAGAAAACTCATCAATAATGCCACCTCCAAAAGGGACCAAAGGTTTATAGGAGGCGAGCATGTGGCCATAAAAGAAAGGCGAGGCGTTAATCATTATTTTGATTTTCAAATCGCACCTAATAAGACCATAATTGTCGAGCTTCTTCTTAATACGAGGATCATTGAAGTAAAGATCCCAGGGAGCAATGAAGACATTTTGAATGCCTGCTTCGTCCCAAGTACCAGTATAAATTCGAACCGGTCGAGACAAGAATTCTTGCAAATGACAGTCATCATCATGACCGTCCCAGAAAGTATCATCCGTAATGGGTTCGTATTCTACTGTGTCCCCAGGGATTTGATCCCTGAAGACGAGGTTTTCCACCTTAGTCACAACATTCTGTGACTCAGAAGCAGTATCTGGAGTAAGGTGGTCTCCAGACGCTGTTTTAGTAGTATTAGTAGCAGGTGAAATTAGAACTCCTAAGGTTCACCCAAACCAAAGGAATTTTTGACATTTATGTGGGCTCAGCCAAACCCATCCCTGAAAAGGGACTTTGAGGATCGCTCTGGCGAATTTCTAATGTGAATCCGACTTGGTAAACTTATTGTCATTATTTAGCAAGAAGTAAAATACTCACACCGGGGAATTTTGCTTTACGATATCCATCGGACCTTTCCCAAAGGCCCTTCCCCCTTTTTACGTCATGGTGGACGATGCGACACTCTTCTAGTGTCGCAAACCAAGTAAACTCACGTGCTTTAATTGATCAGAAGTTTGGTTCCACTTCTCGATCAACGAGTCATACGTTGGCAGAGTGGATTCCTTCATGTATAGAGTCAAATCGAGGTCATGGAGCATCTGTTGAAACAGATTTCTCTTTTCCTCAAACTTTTCCCTTCCATAAAAGAAATATTCGCGAAGAGCGGACGAGACAATGTCTACAGCCTGCTCCTGCGGAAGAACGTTCTTAGAACGAACCCACACAGTCAACGACTTTTCAATAGATTCTTCATCCAGAGGGGCATCAAAGGCACAGGTGGTGGTATTGAAGCGCCACTTCCTTTTCAGGAAAGAGCAGTCTTCCATCGAAATGAAAGGCACACTCTGCGCTTCTTTATCAGCCATTGTGTAAGTAATGCCAAACTTGGCGAATTCACCTTGAATAGCAGTATGAGTATAAAAATCAATTCTGGGGGATACATTCATAGCATTGTCATCGCCATAGGTCATAAGAGCAACATTCTTGCGGAACGATTCCACCTCCTTCTTAGGATTAAGGAGGTAGTAACAATACCGCATATAGAGAGAGTTGCACAGACCATTAATAATGACAGTGAGAGGATGGCCAGATGGATTAGAT